AAGTCCGCTCGTGTTGTCATATTTCAGTGTGTCCGAAGTCCCTGGCGTCGCATACGAACCATCTTGTAGCATACCTTTCCATTCTGTGGATGTAGAACTCATGTTCATCCCAGTTATTGCGGCGTTATTATCGGGAATAACTTGTATTTCCCCATTTTGTAGCCTCATCCCTCCTACCCATTCCCAAACATTCCCATTAAGATCGTATATTCCGTCAGTTTCTCTATTATGAGAAAATTCTTTCGGTGCACTCCCTGTTTCCGTGGTTCCCGTGTGCCAATAAGTTCCCGCTGGCTCTTCCTTATATGCTCTCCCGTTCCAATTAGACGAATATTTCCAAGTATAGCCTTCAGATCCTGCTAGATGTTTTTTGATATAATGAGAACCTGCATAGTTATTTCCGAGAGGTTCAGTTTCGTTTTTCTTAGACCACAGCGCAATAGCAGCCCATTCTGCATTAGACATAAGATGCCATCCTGCCCCTTTTGCTTCACAAGCTAACTTGGCTTGGTCAAAGTTTATGTACGTTCTAGGCGTTTTACCTCCAAGGCTATACGCTCTATTATTTTCCACTACATTTTGGTACTTAGATATATATATTGCTTCCTTCACCTCGCCATTCACGATAAACGCAGGATGCCACCCGTCGTCTTCTGCAGGCACATCTATCACATCAGAAATTTTAAATCTCGGAATCTTAACCATTAATGACTGCTTCCCTGTATCATCTGCAATCCAAACATTATTATTTTGTTCTTCTATATTTTCTATATTGGTAGAACAAATCTGTATTTGTTCTGTATTATCTTCCACTTTCTCTTCTATTTCTCCTAACCCCGGAATCGCTACACTCCGATAAATTAATAAATATTCCACATCTTCTAATAATGCACCGCCAACTATCGTTATTGTACCCGTCGTGTGATCCACTATGAAATCAGTTGTTGGCTCTTGCAACACTCCTCCTAAGACGAATTGGTATTCCAGTGTGTTGCTGTCGGGCAAGTCTACTAATCCAGTTATTTCAGCAGCTCCTGTTAATAGAGTTCCTTCCCATTTTTTAGTTGTTGCTCTGTCATATTCTATCTTCCTAAATCCTTGGATGAAAGGTTTTCTCATATTAATTCACCCCTTGGATATTAGCTACAACTACACCGACACTTATTAGGTGCAAGTTTTTCCCACCTTCTGCTAATAACCTAGATGATTTCCCTGGGACTAGATAACATCCATCACCTTCTACAATCGCCGTATTATTGACTGCTACCCACAAGTCTTCTTCTGAATTATTAGTTACAAACCAATCAAGATAATTTTCTTTTTCTCCTGAACTGTCGTTTCTATCAACGTTGTAGATAGTTTCTACGTCTGCTACCAAAGTTACTGTTTTTGGATTTCTTCCACTCATTATTTCTCCTCCTCAATTTTTTCTAGTAATGCTACATAACTTTTTTGAACATCTTTCAATACACTTACTATGTCTATATCGCCGTTTTCCTCTGCTTTCTCTATTGTTTTTGTTATCTGTGGTACTATATTAGCTTGTAATTGAAGTTTTGCCAGCTCAATAGGCACATTTCCACCTAATTCATCTGCTATAGGCTCTAATTCAGTATTTATAGTCTTAGAATATTCATTTATAACTTGGTTAATTGTCATTGATTTAGATGCTATTGCAAACATAGCTTTCTGTTGATCTGAATTTTCCATATTTGGACTTTTGAAAAATGCTTCTACCTTATCAAAACCATAATCTCCTAATAATAAATTGTTTAAAACCCATGATAAACTCTCTCTTTCAGGGACGAATACCTGTTGTTCAGTTGTGGTAACCGCCTGTTTTGCGGTAGCTACATTAAAATCTTGTGTATACCCTACATAAATATCAGGCAATCTAAATGCAGATTGTATTTTCTTCCTAGAATTATCTAAATATTCTATAAATAATTCATCTTTTTGTAACATTTCCGCTAACGGTTTAATTTCTATATCTAATTTATCACTATCACTATCCAACATAGTTTCTTTTTGCATCCTTTCAGCTTCTAACAATAAAAATTTATGTTGTCCTGCTTCTCCTTTTATATCATTCATGTAAGATTGCAAATTCAAGAAAGCATCATCACTTAGAGTCCCGTTTTTGATTAATATCGCCATAGGTGTATGCCTACCGTTAATAAAATAATTCAAGTTTAATTTTTCAGCATATCTGGCACCTAATGCAGAAATCAACACACCTTCCCATCTTGGCTTACCATATACAGTCAATCTATTATTGATCTTGAAATGTATTAATTCGTTAGCTTGATTTTCTACTACTACATCTTCATAACTTCCTGTTTTCTTATTCATTTTTTTTCTATTCATGAACTCTTTGAAATATACGGTATTGCCATTCACCATTTGTTTATAACACCTGAACTTTTTACTTCTACTAGAAATTTTCCCATTCCTAGTAACTTTGTATTCTGTTAATTTATCTTCTAATTTCACTATTTCAATTGATTCAGGATAACTAACTCTCGCTATTTCGACAACTCTACCACCAAGATCTCTAATCACTTCCAGGAATGCATATCCAAGACGTTCTCTATCTTCAATTATCTCCTCAAATACTTCCTTAGTAGGTTTTTCAAAAGAAAGAAATTCAATTATATTTTCTAGTTCTTCTTTTTGCTTAATTGCTTCTTTGTCTTCTTTATCAATCCTATTTTTAAACTTCACATCTATTCCATACCCTGCTATATTTTTCTTATAAGCAGTTACACATTGTGGTAGTATAGAATTAGAGTCAACTATTTGTTGTAACGTCAATGGATCATATGGACGTGCTACTGAATAAGACAATCCAGTCTGTTGATCAAATGTTACATTTTCAATCTTTTCTGATTTTGTAATTATACCAGGCATAGCATTAGATTTTATAACTCTTACACCTTTTGACATCTGTTATCCCCTCCTTTTATTATACTTCTATTATAGCATATTTTTTTTTGCAAATAAAAAAAAGAGCGGTTAGACCCTTTAGTTTTATAATTTTTCTTTTATTTTTTCATAAACTTCTTTATCTGTCATTTCTAAATCTTTCCAAGCTTCTATCCAAGTGGCTATTTTACTCTCTATTTTCTGTACTTCTTCCAATTGTCCTATTGAAAAATGATTTCTTATATTATCTTTAGAAGTTAACCCTATCTCTTCTTTTGCTTTTTTTACTGTTTTACCTAACACTTTTTTATAAACTAATTTCGAATAATTAGAATAAGCAAACTTTTTAAAATTAGTATTTTCGTCTATATTTAATTTTATGCTGTCTGTTAACGACTTTCTAGCATTAATTCCTATGTGCCTGGTTTCTTTTCTAACTTGTAGCTCTTTCTCCATAAAATTAAAAGCTTCTATATATTTAAGTTTGAACTCTAACGCATTTTTACCGCTGAATCCCATAACTAATAATGAGAAACCATCTCTATTTAATAGATATTCTTTTTGCTTTCTCCCTCTAATATCAAAATAAACGTTTTCGAAAAACATGCTATTCAATAGGCTCGCTTTTGAGCTTATTAAATCTTCTATTTTTCTCACTACATTTTTGTGATTCTTTGAAAAATCTTCCGCAACTACTCTGCTATTAACTATTGGTTTTGCCCCATTTACATCTTGAGTCGTCAATCTCACTAAATCATTGTTAATCTTTTCCATTTTGCACACTCCATTTAATATATTTCTAGTTACTAACAACGAGTGCAGATGCTTTCACTAGATACATATATTATACCATATTTCTGTAAATTTTACATCCTTCTACTCTTTTTCTCTTTCACATTTTCCCCTGTCTTAGCATATTTCAACATCTGATTAGCAATAGCAGTTGATACGACTATATCCTTACCATTTACATTTACTTTCCCGTTAATTTTCTGTACTCCCCTCATTTGCTTTAAGGCCCTAACAGAATTAATTATAATATCGCCTTTTCTGTGTGCTATATCCAATTCATCCAACATTAGATATTTAGATTTTTCTGTAGTAAGCCACCCTATTTTTTTAGTGGATTTATTCTGTATTTTGTCAATTGTGACTTCTACAAATAGATTTCTATATCCTAATTCATTAACCATTGTGTTTATAGTTGAATGTCCGTGGTTATTTCTCTCTACTCCTATCATAGCACCATTGTAATATTCAGCCCACTTGACTAATTCTCTTCCAAGATCGTCAGGTTTCATAGTATATTCTGCATCCATAGCCACATTCTTAGTTCTAGCATTGATAACAGTTATAGTGGAACTATCCCCATCATCTAGCCCCTCAGCTACGTCTGAACCAATTACATAAGTATCACCATCAATAGGTTCTTCGTATATAATAACTTTCCCACCTTTTTCGCTTCTAAACTCAATATTACTATTTTTATTAATTTCTAGATCTATTAACTCCACATCAAAATAAGGTCGACCAGATAACAAAAAAGCTTGTTCGTCTGTGCATGGATATTCCTGGAACACATCCCCTCTCAACTCTGTCCTTTTGTCAAAATACCAGTGAACTTGGTTTATATCTAACCCTACATCCTGGATCAGAGATTTTAAAAAAGTCATGAAACTACTATCTACGCCTCTGAATCTTTCACCTTTAAATATTGCACTTAGAAATTCTTCTTTGGTGTAGTTCGTACTATCGAATGAGAGCCTATATTCTTTTGTTCTATACCATTCTAAGAACACTCCTACCCATTTACTCCTGCCTGCTTTGATATCATCCCAATCCTCTTTAAACTCATTATATCCTTGAGCGGTCGATTCATCTATTTCTATAGAACCCGTAGGAGTTAAGGCTTGTGATATTGCTGCTGCATTTTTTCTCATATTATCCCAAAAAGCTTTTTCAGAATTATGAAGAAACTTTAATTTTTTCCCTCTTCCTGCTCCTTTGGACCCAGCAGTTGCAATCCTCCAAGCTGAATTTAATTTCTCAAATACCAACTCTTTTGCATTGGATTTTTTAGGTTTTTCCTTGATATCATCTATCAAAGTATCAAAAAAACCTTTGGCTATATCATCGAATATTGATTTAGTAGAATCTGCATCATGAGCCATAGTGAAACCTCTGAAACCTTTTTGCGTCAACGCCAAGCATAGTTGGAAGGCTGTTATATAAGTAGAAATTCCTGACTGTCTCCCTTTTAGCACTTTAATTTTTATTTGATCCCTCAGTCCTTTTTCTTGCTCTCGGATCATCGGGACTAATGTATTATCTTGCAAATCTCTCTGTACTTCATTCAAGAAAAAAGGCAACTCATTAAACTCTTTGTCAGTCACTATAAATTGCATTTCCATTAGGAGCCAAGGGTTTTCTATAATTTCTTTAACTACTGTCTTATCATCCGCTATTTCGCTCCATGTGAGTTCCCTCCATTCTTTGTCTACTTCTATATCTTTTGTCTTGTTCCAAAGTTTTTTCCTTTCTGTTACATAACTTCTACAATCCATGTTTATCACGCAAATCTGAAATGTGAATATTTATTTTTTCTTCTTCTACTTTTTTATCCCCCCATTTTTCAGGATCTAATTTCTTTAATGCAAATTGTAAATTACTATCAGACCAAATAAAAGTTTCCTTCACTTTTATAGTTGATTTAACAGGTTTTCCATCTTTATCCAACATATACTCTTTAGTATTCTTTATATACCCTTTAGCACGAGTATAGAGAGTTTCTTCAAGGTCAAGCAATAATTCTGCTGTACCTTTTTTAAATAACTCTCTAAACTCTACATGTTCTTTTTTCCATCTTATCAATAAATCTTTTCCTATACCTATTTTTTTAGCTACCCAATCATCTTTTTGACCTTGCCGCTTCCATTTAGGAATTAGATCAAAATGTTCTTCTTTTACATACTCTTTATAATGCTTTTTAGCAGCCATATTTAATCACCTCTTTATTTTTGTTTTTTAGCCCAATATATTAACGGTGTATCTAATGCAGCGACTAACCATTTCAATATATAAGTACTAATAAAAATCTCAATCATAACTTCGGTGGGTAAAACACCTAAAAAAGCTATCAGTGTAAATATTATACTGTCTAAGAACTGGCTGAACATTGTAGATAAATTATTTCTTAACCATAATTTGTTAGGGAATTTTTTTTTAATAAAATGGAATATTTCTACATCTATTTTCTGTGATATTATATAAGCCGCTATACTAGCCAAACATATCCTTGGCATTATACCAAATAATTTTTCCATAGGTTCTTTGTTATCTAAAATATTGAATTGCAAACATATAAACATCATTGATACAAAAGTTATTAACGTTGCAAACCCAATCATAACACCTTTCTTTGCTTCTTCTTTTCCATAGTTTTCGGATAAAATATCAGTCGCTAAGTACCCTGTACCATATATTATATTCCCCAAAGTGCTATAGATACCAAATAGTTGGATAGTAGCTACAACTTGCAAATTAGCAATTATAATTGATAATGGTATCCAAGCGAATAACCCTATTTTACCGAATTTTTTATAGAATAGCATAACCCCACAAAAATTGAATAACATTAGTAACACCCATAGTATTTCATTTTTCATTTAATCATCTTCTCCTTAGTTTTTTTTATTTTTAAATTCCATTTTTTAAAATAATGTTTCTGCATTTTTTCCCATTCCAAGAAACTAAGATACATAATGTGTCCTCTTTTTTTAGTTCTTTCTTTAGTGTCCCCATCACAGTCTGAATAATGCCTTGAAACTTGTTTTTTTCCTACTACCCAATTTATGCCTGATTGTTTCCAAGAACTAGAATCAACTAGATCAAATGGAACTTTATCTAGAATACCTTTTCTAGTCATACCTAAACAATGTAAAGTGCAATTGTTTTCCCAAGCATATTTTAAAAATTTTATATAATCTTCGTCTTTTATATCTTCGTTCCTAAACCCTGTTATCGCCACAATTCTATCTTTGTGAATCGGATTTTTACACATTTCTTTAAAATCTTCTATCCCTCTACCTTTATGCCATACTTGAATAATTTTATCTGATTTATTTGTTAATATTTTTCTTAATTTTTTTACCATTTCGTAGTCATAACCTGCTGGGTCTATATCCATTTCAAAATATCCCAGTATTTTCTCTTCATCATTTTCATAGATCCATTGAGCATACTCTTTTGTATAACTTTCCCATTCTACTTTTTTGCCTTTTTGAAAAGAATGTGCACCACTATCAATTAAAACTTCTTTTGCTTTGTCTGTAAGTTTCTTGGCAAACTCTTTTGATTTTCTCAAATAAAAATAAGAAAATAATAAATAATCATAACTTTTCTTTTTTTCATCAATATATATTCCTTCTTGGGAAGCTTCTAAACCACTTAAAAACATTTTCATCTATAATTCACCACCACAATGTGGGCAAACTTTCGTTTCTTTCTCTTTAGGAGGATTAACATCAATAAAATCAGAATCATCTCCAAATATAAAAGACTCATTTTTTAAATTTTCTATTTCTTCATCTTCAAACCCAGTAAGTTCTAAATCTCCCTCCATCTCTTCAATCGCTTCTAATTCAAGTTTTAACATTTCATCATCAAATCCTGTATTTGCATTTAATTTATTATCTGCCAATATATACTGTTTTTTCTGTACTCCCGTTAAATGATTAACTCTTTTCACTTCAACTTCTTCATGTCCTAACTGTAGCAATGCTTCATATCTTCCATGCCCTGCGAGTATAACATTCTTTTCATCTACAATTATTGGAGTAATATACCCAAACTCTTGTATGCTTGCTTTAATTTGATCTATTTGTTCCTGTGGATGTTCTTTAGCATTATTTTGATATTTAATCAATTCTGTCAATTTAACTTTTTCGTTCATTTTATCACCATCCTTTTATATATTATACCATAATTTAGTTAACTCTATTTTATTGTAGAGCTTAAAAATTGTTACGAATACTGTTAAGTACCAAGGTGACTAATCCTTGTTAACTTTTAAATTTACAATGTATTTAGTATAAAAAAAATACCCACAGACGCGAGTTCCTACACCACGCATCTATGAGTTATTTGGTAAATTAATATAGGATTGTAGGTATCCTGTTTTGTTTTTTCGAGTTAATTATATTATCATATCCAAAATAAATCAAACTAAAACTTTGTCTCTGAATATTTTATCGTCAAATGTATATCTGCTATAGCCTCATTTGTACCCTGTGAATTTTCATTAGTGAATACTATTAATAAATTTTGACCTTCATTCAAATAAACAAATCCAACTTTTTGCACACTACTTTGAGATTGTGAAGATGCAATCATAGTATTACTATCTAACATAATTGGTGTAGAAGTTGTAGGTAAGTGCATATAAGTTGTTTCCGCTAGATCATCACTTGTTAAAAAATCCCCAAGCTTTGCTCCTATAATATCAAGTTTAGGTTGCACAAAATTTTGACTGTATGGTCTTTTAGATTGTGTGGAAGTGTGCCATCCATAGTGTTTAATATAGATCTAGGAATCATTAAATCGAATACATCAGGCCCAAAAGTTGGTTCTATCTCTGTATCTTCTATTCCTAGAAAGAAAATCTCAACAGCTGAGAACTTATTACTTTCAGCTAATGTTGAGTGAATATATCCAAAAATATTAATACTACAATCTTTCAATGCTTTTATGTATAATCCTTTGGATTTTCCTACACTAATAGTGGAACGTTCAGTTATTACCCCATCTGAATGGCATCCTGCGTTTCCTTCTCTGGCTACATCAGAACTAGAAACTACTGTTCCATCACTTTTTCTTACTTTATCCCCTTTAGGAGAAAAAAAATCTAACTTTCCGCTCATTTTATCACCCCTTAAATATTTTTATAGATTCTGTTTACAGAATTAATATTAATCTCCCCCCCCTTACTTTCATTATACCACATAAAAATATAATAAAAAAAGGGATTAAATCCCTTTAAATTTTATATCCACCGTTTCTTCAAAACAATATTAGTAATAGCAAGTCTACACTGTTTCACCTCTATCCCTATACTTTCACAGTAAAATTCTAACTCCCAGTCCTCCATCTTGATGAAATCGTTATTTCTTAATTTAAATTTTAATCTTATGATTTCTAAAATACGTTTTTCATCTATTATGCCACACCATTAGTATACCAAATTATGTTCTCGGAAATTAATTTGTTGACTATTGTATCAACTCTATCGGTATATTTTTTCCAACTTTTTTTTATATTTTCATCCATCAAGGGCCTATATTTTTTGTCAAATAAATTCGTAGAAACTACTATTCCAGATAAGAAAACTCTGAACGGCTTTGGCAATCCTATTTTGACACTGTCGAAATCTATCTCTTTCTCACCTTTTATATTTTCTCCTTTTTTTCCCATTTCATAACACAGTGAATTCAACATTTTTTCTAGTCTATCCTCTAAAATACGTGGTTCCGTTTTAATGCTTATGTCTGGATAAGTTCTATGCACTTCCTCCAATAACTCAAGATTAGCCTTAGATGTTCTAGTTATCATAGCCCTAAAGTGTCTATCTACATACCCTACACCTTCTACCTCTTCACATTTTCTGTCAGCTGTCTGTATTTCATCTATATGTAACGAAATATAAAAAATCATTTCCATTAACTTTTTTACATTCTTTTGTCTCATAATTCACTCCTTTTTTGCGTAAAACCATGATATAACAACCTAGTCGCCACGACCAAGACTCTTAATTGAGTCTTTTTTATTTATATGCTACATTCACACGGTTTTAATATTTCATCATCACCGAATAGGGTTCTCTGATAATCCCCTCTCAATACTCTCTTAGTTTCTGACCAAAATTTGTTAGCTTCCATATGCTCGGTGGGAGTTATCCCTAATTTCTGCATATTTTCGAACATTTCTTCTAATTCATCTAGGTAGACCCCTTTTATAATTGAATAACCTATGATATCCTCTGTTTGTTTTGCTTTCTCAAAGATCTCTCTATGTTTGCAATAGACAACATACCAATGCTGCCTACCAGCTTTTAAGCATCCTATGCAATTACTATGCTTGAAACTACAATATTGTAGAGGCTTTCTAATCCCAATTTCTATAGTTTCGGATATTGTTCTATTGTTCCATAGAGCTAGTGGATAATCACTTTTATATCCATCCTTGGATAATCTTCCTATTCTTCTTTGTACTCTGTGCATTTCATCCTTATCAAACCCATAGTATATGATATCATCATCATTATAATTTTCTTTTAACCACTTGTGGAATGGCTTTGTTTTCAATTCATATGTACACATTACATTGTTCCCAAATTTAAACCCTTTTTTCTCAATACTTAGGTCCAAATGGTTTGTTGGATTCTCCATATCTTTATAATTAGCATATGTTATATTCAATCCCAAATAATTAGCTACTTCATTTTTAAACCTTTTTATATCTTTATCTTCATATTCAGAATTTATATTATGATTTAATAGAATCACTTCTTCATTTTTAAATTTTCTAGCTACCTCAATAGCTACTATGGCAGAACTATGCCCACCAGAATAGCAAACTATATGTTTTCTCATCCCTACACCTACATAGATTTATAGTTTCTATATAGGTAAGCATTATATGGCTACCCTATGACGGCTGATTAGGCTAATGTCACGCAACTTTTTACAATACTTTTATTCTTCAATTTTTTCACCAATAAGGAGAGGTTCGACCCTGGAATCACTCTATTAGTTATACTTCTACAACTTCACTCCATTTGAAACCTGTATCACAGGATAGGAATTTTGATAATTTTATGTTTCATTATTCCCTCCTATTTTTACATTTGAATATCATTATTATCCCTCCATTCTCGAAATATTCAACCAGTAGCCAATCACAAACGCATCTGCTAAATCATCATCTTCTGCGATTAAACCAGTTTTTTCTTTATAAAACTCCATAGCCCACTTTTTTATATCTCCCCTATGGATTGGTGCATTCATATCGTGTCTTACTTTTGTAGCTGGGATTAATTCAAATCTAATATTTCTTTCAATCAATTCCTTTGTTATGTATCCTCTACTTTCTGCTAGTATTGAAAGTATGGAAGAATTAAGCCCGAGGTACAGATTTTCTATCAAGACAACCACATCATTATCACAATAATCTAAGATACTGCAAACACTTTTAGAAATTTCATTGCTCCTAGTTCTAAAACAATTATTTTCTGATCCATAACTTTTTGAAATAAGATGTTCACTTCCTTCCCAAAGGCTTATCCCAGTATTTGACGTTGACCAATCTAGCATGAGTGTATATTTTGTATTAATATTCTCTAATGAATAGTGTGAAGTATTCTTTTTCACTAGTCTATTCCGTTCTATTATTTTTTTTCTTGTCTTTTCTGCTTTCTGCTGCTTAATTAATTTCAAGTCTTTTACTTTGTTTTTTCTTATTTTATCCCACTTCTCGAAATATTCATGTTTAGTATCCTCAAATACTATCTTAAAAAGCCACAATTTGACCTGTGAGCCATTTTCAACTACTTCAAGGACTTTGTACTCACCAAATGATTCAGAAGTCCTTAAAACGCCAATTAGATCATAATATTTATTTTTTGCCATGTATTATCACTTCCTGTTTTTTTAGGTCATAAAATGGTTTATCATCTAACTCCTCATTTTCTATTACCTCCTGCATCACTAGTTTATCATAGAGCTTGTTGTGTGACTCTAGGACTTCATAGGTAACAAGTTTAGGGTAACGCGCCATCCATTTTTTCTGGGATATGTATTTAAGTATTTTTTCTCTCATATGATTCTCTCTGTTCTTAATTCAAATTTGTATTTTTTATATTTTTTCTTAAATTCTTCAAAATAAGGACTTCTTTCGCCTTCATAAACACAAGCACTATACGAATCATCATATATTATTCTATCAATATCACTAAGATCATAATTTTTAGTGTGTAAATCAAAATAATCAATTGTATGTGTAACTTTATTTTTTTTTAATTCTTCTATATATCCAGGATGATAAGCACCTGCACCAAATGAATTACACCCATATATCCATAACACTTTTTTATCCATTTTATACCTCCATTATAAATAAAATATACTCTGAATGTCTTCAAGTCTGTGACACTCTGTGACATCAATGTTTATAAGGCCTCAAGTCTGTGACACAACCCTGTGACACTCTGTGACACAACCCTGTGACACCCTCTTTTTTTAATCTGCTCCCATTAATAAATCACGACTTTTATTTGTGTGTAATATGCCTCTATAAATTCTTTTTCTTGTTTTGTTTTTTAACCTCACTTGTTTACTTTCAAACCCTAGCTCTTTTATTTTTGTTCCAAATTTTGTTACTGTCATTCTGTGCATTGCTGTTCCTTCTAAAGTGCTGAGAAACAAATTATATATCTTGTAAGCATCCATAGAAACTACTAATTCATCATCATTCCCCACTTCATTGGTTCGAACAAAACACTGGTCTATAAAATATGAGAAATTGTCATTGGCCTCAATCACATTTCTTTTTTCTTCACCAAAATTTTCTTGATAATATTTGCTTAATCGCCATTTTATAGTGAAACAATCCTGTATTCCTTGAATTATGAAATTAATCATTTCATTCTCACAAGTTCCTAATTTTTCCGCAAATTCTAACTCACTTAAATTTGTATGAATTTTCTTGTCTGATACTTCCAAGACACATAATCTTCTTTTTACTCCTGCATCCATCTTGATATTAGGGAGTATATTAGCAAATGTTAAAAATTTTGCTATAGGTTGACCATTGAAGTTTTGAACATTTTTCATTTCATAATCATCCGCTTCCCTAGAAATAGTACTTTTGTATTCTGATTCTGGGATATTACGTTCACTCGCTTCATCTGCTATAAGTATAGGAGTTCTTAATGTCTTTACCCTACTAAATTTATCTTTTATCTTATCAAGTTTCATAAAGTCCACAGTTCCTCGCGTTGTGATTTGCTGTAGTAGGCTACTTATAGTTGATTTTCCTATACCTGCACCTCCATGGTAATAAGAGTGAACATCCGTTGTCACTTCGGTTGCAAATAAATCTCCTATAGTCATTCTAAAAAACTTTTGTTTCTCTTCAGTGTCAAATCTAGCTTCTACCCAATCGTGAAAATATGATTTATAAAATCTTTCATCATATTTTATAGAGAACTCTATAAAACATTTATCCTCGGTAGCCCAAAAGCTTTCCTTGAATACTTTCGCATGCTCGTGAACATATAGAGTACCGTTTGCAAATGCCAACGGAACACAACTAACACATTTTAACTTATCAGCTGGATTATATTCTATTGCATTACCGCCAATATACATTGAAAAATGATGTATCAATTCATTCAATTCATCTTTATTTAATCTTTTCCCCCATATTTTTTTTGCTTCATCATATATACATTGACCATATTTTAGTGGGTTCAACCATTCGTAAGATCTGCCATTATATACAAATACACTATCCCCTAATTTTATAGTTGTCTTTCCTGCTATGGCCTCGAATAGAACGTCCATGTCATCTTTTAATTGCTCTTTTTTACTTTGTTTTTTTAATGCTCCTACACTTTTTAACCATTGAATATGAAGTGATTTTTTTGTAGGAAGTCTGTTTCCATTTACTGCAGCTAGATATTTCTGTGGGAATAATTCCCAAACGTGTAGATGCTTTGGGTGAAACTTTTTAATCACCTGTATAAATTCATCTTCTTTATTAAGGGCTATATAAAACCGCATGATTTCATCTTTTACGTGATTATATCCACCCCATGAACCGCTCACAAAATCTTTTATTTCTGATACATTGCTTATGGCCTTTGATAGATAACCATCTGTTTTCCCAGTGTTAAATTCTTGCTCTGTTTCAAACTCTTCTTTTATATCTTCAATCCCTAATGAATTTAAGTTTTCTATACTCTGAAAATCTATAGTTTCCAAATTTTTAAAATCAATATGTGGTGTATTATGCACTGTCTTGTAACCTTTACTTGGTGAAGTCACTATATACCTTTTGTTTACAAAAATTTCAACTTCTTTTTTTATTTTTTCGTTACCTTCAGCATCAATATAATGTTCAACCACTACACTATAATTTTTATGGATCTTTTTATAATCTTTGTTATCAAGATAGAAGAAGAAGTGAAAACCACCGTTAACAGTTTGCTCAATCCCTGGATACCATTTACTTATACCTAATATTTTAACGACATCATCAAATAACTCTTTCTGTTCTTCCGCAGTATTTCCATGTTGAACTTTTGCATCTACATCAATACAAATTAAATTTTTACCACTTAACTCAATTCCATCTTCTTTGAAAATAAAACCTATAAAATCACCGTTTTTGTTTGGATTTCCAACTGTATTTTCTTCTTTTTGCCATCCTTTTACTTTTATAGCTTTATCATTGTTTATGTAATAATCAATTTTAAGATCATTTAAGTGACTTATTAATTTTGTTCGCATTTAAAACCTCCACTATTTTTTTATTTCTTTCATTACTTCACCATCCTTTTTAATTCTGACTCTGATATTTTATTTCTAGCTCCAATTTTTACAAATTTTATTTTACCTTCTTTTTTCCACGTGTACAAAGTAACTCTTGAAACATTTAAAATTTTAGCTGTTTCTGTCACAGAATAATACCTTTCCATTTTTCTCACCCTCCTTTCACTAACTTAATTAAATTTTACTATACTTTACACTTTTTGTCAACTAAATAAATAAAAAAAAGGAGAAATATTCTCCCTCTTTCTACTTATACCAGTTCATAAGATTTCTAATCAGCGTTCTTTCCATCTTGTATAACATCACAGCATTGATATAATCCTTATTTTCTTTTATAATCTCTTCTATATAATAATATTCATCTACAGTCAGTGATTCCCGCAGTTTTCTCTCTGGGAACTCCCACTGTCTAGTAACGACCATTACGTCAGAAATTTCGTCTAACATAGCCTCAAACTTCTTTTGTATGAACTTTTTATCATCTGATCTCTCTAATGCCTTCGCATACTCAATACGAGCCTCTCTGAACTCTCCTATCTCTTCCTTAGTGATTGATTCCAAGTTGAACTTGTTCGATTCCTTTAAAATCTCGATTTTCTCTTCAATTAGTTTTTGCATTTATACCTCCTTTATTATATGCACAATTATTTTATTTTTTTTTACTTCTAATTCTACATTCTGCCCTTTCTCTAATTTTAAGTTTTTTACCACTACTTTAGGTATGTTTATAGTAGTGTTTGTCTTTGTCTGTTGTATTTTTACTGGGAACTTCATATATTCACCTCCTGTATTTATATGTAAATTATACTATATTTTTAAGTATAATTCAAATAATAAAAAAACATTTAAAAAATAGTTGACAGTAACTGTATTTTGTTATAATATATTATCAAGATAAGAAAAACAAATAAATCGGAGGTAATGAAGATGAAAAAAATAAATAACTATTCTAGCAGAAGTAGCAATACCCTTACTGCAACACTTTGGGAGAATTTAGCTGTAGCAAAACAATACTTCGAAAAATTGCTTAACGAAACTTTCAACTTTGAAGACAGAAACGGGAATATAGGGTTCTTCGTAGGAATGTTGAAAGAAAATAGGCAAGGCATCGAAAGCACTAGAGTGAAAGTCTTTATACAAGAATAAATTCGAAACCCTTCGGAGGTCTTCCAGGAATAAACTTGCAACTACTATAACAGTTAGAAAATAATGATTTTGGGAGTGATGAATATGTTGTGTCAAGAAAAAGAAAAATTAATGGGTAAATTAAAAAAAGAATTGGTAGATATTATAGAATGGGATCAAAATAAAATTGATGATTTAAAAAAAGAAAGATTAGAATTAAAATATTTTGAATCAGAAAGCAAAGTTGTTGAAATTGTTTTTAATAACAAAATAGAATGGTTTGAGAAACAACTTAGAGCAAATAAATTATATTCTGAAAAATTAATAGAAGGATTTATATTTGCTTATAGAGATATTGTACATGATAGAGAAGAGTTAGACGCTTTTGCAAGTTGCAACAGTTTATATGAGTTTATTAGGTATACTATGGATACAATGCAGAATTGGGATTATTTAGAAGATGAAGTAGATACAGGAGATTTTGTAAAAAGTTGTTAGATAATATAATAGAAAAGAAATTCAAAGAGAGAGGTTGGAAAAGAGAATGTTAGTGTGGATTAAGCATATTTTTAAAACAAAAATTAAATATAAAATTTGGAGGTAGTTATGGAATTCAATTTACAAAAATTTGGTAATGGAAAAACATATGGGAGTCTTAGATATATATGCAACGTACAAGGGCTACACATGGCAGGGCATGGCTGGACAATAGAAGAAGCAATTAATGATTTTCTAAATTGTTATGAACGTTTTACAAACGAAACATTTTTCAGATCATAAGGAGGGAATAATGAGCAAAAAAAGAGAAATCGGTAGTTGGGAGCGAGAATGTTATAATGAAATTAACCACGAAAATATTCTAGAGGGGTATAAGTCAATTTACTTAGGTGAAGTTGAAGAGAAAAAAATAAAAAAAATAGATCTCACTGAAAAAAAGCAGCTTGAAAGCATAGAGATGAAAAAAAGATATATCAAAGAAAACTTTTTAGGTGACTATCCAAAGGAGCTGATAAATACAAAATTTGTGTATAACGATAAATTAAAATGTAGTTACGATATCGCAATAAAAAATATATTTTTAGGAGAGGGATAAAATGGCTAAATTAAATTTATTTCAAAAATTACATAAGATACAAAATGAAATATTAGGATTAGGCAAAGATAAAAAATCATTTTCTTATTCATATGTAACTGGTGATAAGCTTTTAGGGGTTATAAAACCATTAATGAATACATATGGAATAATGTTAAAACAAGAAATTGAAAAAGTAGAAAAAGAAATAATTAATTACAAAACTAAAAACGGTGAAAAAACTGAAATGTTATATTCAGTATGGCAAAAGTTCACTTGGATAGATATCGAAACTGGTGAGAAAGACGAAAATTCATTTTTTGCTAGTGGAATGACTGATTGGGAGAAAGGTTTAGGGTCTGCTCTTACATATGCGGAACGTTATTTTCTGCTTAAATTCTTTCATATTGCTACAGACGAAGACGACATAGACAATTCAGAAAGGAAAAAAGAAGAAGCTCTTAATGAAGCACAAGTGAATCCCATCACACCTAATCAACTTAAACAAATCAACATATTAATTATTGAACTAGGAAAAGATATGAATGTAAAAGAGCAAAAAGAATCAGTATATAAGTGGTTGAAAATTGACAGTCTAAAAACTATTGGTAGTAAAAGAGCAATAGAAATTATAGAGAAATTAAAAGAAACTAAAAAAACTAAGGAGGCAAAATAGTATGAATAATGTAACATTGATAGGAAGAAATTGTAAAGAAATAGAGTTAAAAGGTGACAAGGTGAAATTTTGTAAATTCACCTTAGCGGTTAGCAGAATGAAAAAAGACGATCCCGCGGATTTCATAAACTGTGTAGCATTTGGAAAAACTGCGGAAGTTGTAGCGGAATATGTTAAGAAAGGTCACAGACTAGCGGTAAATGGTAGGATACAAACAGGTAGCTATGACAACAAAGAAGGCAACAAGGTTTATACTACCGACATAATGATAAATAACGTTGAATTTTTAGAGACAAAAAATAATGATGATGCTGCACCAACTAAGAAAAAAGAAAAAACTAACAATTCGCCAGACACAGAGGATATTTTCCCTTTTTAGTGAAATTTAATTAGGCCCTTCGGGGGCAGGAGGAATTATGAAAAATAAAATACTAGACCCTGAAAAATTGATAAAACTAGAAATTAAAAAGCCTAAAAAATGGTCGGATGGATTGCCAAAAATGGGAAAGTTAAAACTATTGAAAAGTTAGGAGGTACTGGTGAAAAACAGAAAATATAAAGATAATAAAAATTATAATTCTAAAATACATTTTAATCACTGCAAGCAATGGACAACCTCAGAAATTCAAGTTCTATTAACTGATAATGTCCACAGCTTAATGGAACTAGGCGAATTATTAGGGAGATCTCCAAATTCCATTTGCTTAAAACGTGGAAAAATTAGGAAAGAAAATATTTTCAATAATTGATTTGAAGAAAAATAGGTAATTTGGTATAATAGATGTACAAATAAACCTTTTGGCAGAAAGGAACATAAATTAGTAATTTCGCGTTGATTATATTTCCTGCCAGGATTATGATTAACGCGTTTTTTTATTAAAAAGGAGAAAATATGAAAGCAGAGGCAATTTATAAAAAAGGGAATTGGAGAGTACAGGTTACCACAGACGATGGAGATAAATTATTTTTAGGCAGAGGAAAATCTATAATATTTGAATACATAACTTTTGATTCTAAAGAGGAAGCGGAAAAATATATAAAAAATAAAGACAAATTAGAATTAAAGGAGGAAAATTAATATGGAACTTATAAAAATAACTAAAAATGAAAAAGGTGAACAGCTTGTTAGTGCGAGGGAATTACATATTTTTTTAGAAAGTAAACAAGACTTCACAACATGGATTAAAAACAGAATTGAAAAGTATGGATTTGTAGAAAATGAAGAATTTACGCTCCACAAATTTATGGTTGGTAAAAATTGGAAACATGACTATGTTTTAAAATCCGATGTTGCAAAAGAAATATCTATGGTAGAAGGAAATGAAAAGGGAAAATTAGCTAGAAAGTATTTTATAGAGTGTGAAAAACAATCAAAAGAAATATCTATCCCTAGTTACCAAATAGCGGACCCGATACAGAGGGCTAATGCTTGGATAGAAGAGCAAAAGGAAAAGCAGGAGTTAGAAGGTAAAAATGTATTTTTAGAAAATAAAATAAAAGAGGATGAACATAGGGTATCATTTGCAGAAACAATTGAAAAAGCTAGCGATTCAATATTAGTCAGAGATTTATCAAAAATTCTAGGAAATGAGGGTATAAAGTTAGGTCAAAATAAATTGTATAGAAAATTAAGAGAATATGGTTATATCTGTAAGAACTCAACAGAGCCTACACAGAGAGCTATCAATCAAGGATTATTAGTTGTATCAGAAAGAATCGTGACAACCGTTAAAGGTGATATAACAAGCTTTACAACCAAAGTGACTGGACGCGGTCAAATATTCTTGTTAGAAAAAATAAAAAAGGAGTTGAAGAATAAATGAAAAAACTAAGTAAAAGAAGTTTAAAAAATATTGAAGGAATTGATCCTAAGCTATCTTTAGTGCTGGGTATGGTATTAGCTAGGGGAAATGTTGATCTAACTGTTATATGTGGGATTAGAAGCTTAGAAGACCAGCAAAAAGCGTTTAAAGGTGGATTCAGTAAATTAGACGGAATAAATAAAAAGTCTAAGCACCAAATAGGAAAAGCTATCGACTTTATTCCTTATCCGTTTAATGATTGGGAGGATAGAGAAAGTTTTAGGAGAGTTGGAAAAGAATTAAAATTTTGTGCTAATTTTTTAGGATTTAAAAATTCATATGGTGGTACAGATTGGGAAAACTTTGTGGATCTTCCGCATTTTCAATTAGATTAAATAAAAGAGCCTTGATTTTACAGGGTTCTTTTTTTTTCTAAATAAATCAAAAATAAATTTGACATTACGTACAATGTACAGTATACTATTAATAGAAAGAGAGAAACAAACAAATAAAGGGAGTGATTAAGATGACTAAAGCAAACATGATGAGAGAAGCACACAAATTAGCAAAAACATTTGAAGGAGATTATACAGCATGTTTGTCATTAGCACTTAGAACTCTTAATAGAGGGGTGGTCAGAATGACAGAATTAGAAGCAGTAGAAATGTTTTTAGCAGAAAATAAAAACATTGAATTTGGGAAAAAAGGGAAAGTATTAGTCATCACACAAGAAATTGCCGAAGATATGAAGAAATTTTTCAAAGGGGAATTTAACGGAAGTCTTACAGAAATAGCAATTAAAAATGGTGTAGCAAGAAGAGGAATAAACACTTTAGACGAAGCAATATCTAGTTTTGTATTTGAAAAATGTGGTTCTGCATTTTCTAAAATGGTATTATAGGAGGGGGATTAAGATGAAAAGAGTTAAACATTTAGAAAATCTATTAAAAAATACGGATTACTTAGTTTATTATCACAGTAGAGGGGCTTATTTCATCATACATAAATCACTATACACTGGTGTAGTAGCAAATCTTGGGGTTCACAAAGATGAACTAGGACAAAAAATAGAAGGACACAAAGTGATGAATTTTGAAGAAGCACTAGAATACGCAAAAGAGTTAAAAACAAATAAAGGGAGTGATTAAGATGACTAAAGCAAACATGATGAGAGAAGCACACAAACATTTTTGTCTGATGAAGTAAGAAGAAAAGTAAGAAAATCAGTATTCCCTACATTAGCATCAAAGAGAGGGTTCACAACAGAAGAAAAAAACGAAATGTTAAAAGCTGCTTATATATCAGCCCTTAGAAACATAATCAAATAATTAACAGGGGTGAAAGCCCCATAGGAGGTAACAAGATGAAAATCAAGTTAAACAAATTAATAAGAGAAACTTTAGATATTAAGAATGAAGAGGCTATAAAAATCAGAATAGATATCTACAGATACTATAATGATTATACACTAGAAAGACTATATAACGAATATATGAGATTTGAAGATCAAGAATTAATCAATATAATCAAAAATTATAAATAATAATAAGGGTGGCGACCTACCGCCAAGGTGGTACAAAATGAAGGAAATGAAAAGAACAAAAAGGATTGAAATAAGGGTGACTAAAGAAGAAAAAGAAAAATTATTAGTGAAAGCTAAAGAAAAGGGTTTGAGCTTGTCAACGTATTTGAGAATGAGGGGGTTGATCAAATGACCAGACTAGAAGAAATAAAAAAAGAATATGAATATGTTGAGCCTATCGGGATTTGTAAAGAGTGCAAGTATTATAGAGGCTTACTAATCAATTCGCTCGTTGGAAGTTGTAGCAAAATAGGTATAGAAGTAAGATGTTATGGAGGATGTAGAAAATATGATAAAAAAAATTAAAGATTTTTTCAAAGTTGGTAGAGTATGCGGCGGTTGTACTCATTATAAAAGATGTTATAAGCATAGTGTTGGATATCTTGAAAGAAATACATTAGAACAACCAAGTTGCAAATATTTTGAGGAGGCAAAATGATCTTCATTGGGTATACAAACAACGAGGCCGAGGGAAAGGCTGACAAGTATATAGAAAAGCACCCAAGGGAATATATAAGATCTTGCTGGGTTGATGAAAACTTAATGTATTGTGTGGAGTTAGAGGAGGTATGATGCAAATATTAGAATTGGTTGGTGGAATAATATTGCTTATTACTACTTATACGATAGCAAATAGCAAAGAAAAAGAACTTGAAAGAATGTAGATTAAGAAAAAAAAGAAAGTTGGGATTAAAAAGATAATTAAAGCAAGTAGATTATAGGAGGAGAAATGGAAGAAAAAATGATTGAAACTTTTGTGAAAAGATATAAAAATTCTAATGATATGGTTACTGAGAAAAGAATAGTAGAAAAATTTTTAAATAATAATAATCTATCAATGTTTCGGTTTGTTAAGCATTTAGGAGATTATGATAACGAAATATGTGATGAATTTGTAGAAACGTTGAAAATTAAATAAATACAATAAAAGGAGCTATATAAGCCCCTTTTTTTTATAACATTTCTTCTATTGCATCTGCTACTTCATTAGTCAAATCATTATCATTTGATTTCACATATTGCTTTACTCCACCCATTATTATAGCCTTCCCTACTGGTGAACTAAATATTTTAATCACTATTGACATTATATTTTTCCACATTTCTCCTCCTATTTTACCTCTAAAATCGTTAATATCTTGTTTACGTTAGTTACTATCGTGTCTTGCTTTTCTTCTACTTTTTCCAACGTTTTATCTACATTATTAGCCATTTCTGTAACTCTTTTGATTTCTTCAACATGCAGCCTTCTTACATTGTTGAAGTCTTCATTATTTTTCCGCACTGTTTCATCTTTTTTTACATTTTCGTCTACCAGTGTCCTTATACTTTCTGCCATTTCCTTAGTGGCAAAACCTATTTCTGACATAGTCTTGATGAAAACTTTCGCTATTTTTGATCCCCAAAAAATTAATAAACATAGTATTACTAAAAGCATTATAGCCATTATGGTGGTTATAGTTCCCCCAATTTGTATTTCTTCTGCTATCTTAACCACTTTCTCTCCGTTTTCTATAAATCCTTTTACCATTATGTACCCCCATTAGTTGTTTTAAATTCATAACTTTCTCCAATTTTAAAAATCATGTCTGGAGAAAGTTTCCCTTTCATCCGATCTTCAAAATCTTTCTTACTTTTGAACTCTCCTTTTTCCATTTCTTTCATAATTTTTATGATTTTTACTTTTCCTACTGCATCTATATCATTGATCTGCAATTCACTCAGATTGTTGAAATTTGCTTTTTCAATGTAGATAGTAGTTTCTTTTGTGCAAGATAAAAATAATAATAGAATAGATATTATGAGTAGTTTTTTCATTGTATAACCCCCTTGTTTGACGTTTAAGACGTTTTAAATCTATTTAGTATATTATACATCAAATTCGGTACAAAAACAAAAAAAGAGCCGTTTAAGGCTCTTTAAATTTTAAATAAAATATTCTATAAAATTAGGCATGATTGGATATGATTGTTCTATTGGTATGGCGATGTCTGTATAGTTGTCAGGAACTGCTAACCATTGTTGCCTAAAAGTATCTCTTTCTATTTTTTCTTCCTCTGTTTCTTGGATATCACCACGAAGGACTGCTTTGTCGTAGAGGTCTAGGGCTTGGAATGCGGTGAGTCGGTGTGTTCTTGCTTTCTTTTTTTCAACCTCAAGAGTTTCGCTACCTACCTTTTCAAAATCAAGAACTATAGAGCTATCTTCATATTTATAACACCTGAAATTACTTTTGAAATCTGTGAAAGTGTCATCATCGATTTCAATTTCAACAGAGTTTCCAATGTTTCCTATTTCGGCATAATTTGCAACGTAATTATCTGAGTTTATCGATATTTTAATTTTCATATTCACTTCCTCCCAATTCCTAGTATAGATGTCACACTAGGGTCACTATTTTTAGATGTTCTAGTTTTAGAAATTGTAAATGTTGTAGTGTTGGTAACTGTTGCCCTTAAATAACCATCTAAAGCATATCTAGTAGACCCTGAGGGATCGAAGTATATATTAGTCCCGCCCCAAATACCAATATAACCTTTAGAGGTTAATTGAGATGTTCTGATCAACTTACTTTCCCCATCACTTGTATTAATTTCTAGCAAATTGAAATTAGTGTAAGCTTCTAAAAGTGTAACAGTGCTGATACTTGCACTTCCGCTCCAAAGCTCTGTGCCATTAAATAACCCTTCTATCTTATCCTCTATTTTCTCAGCAGTATTATAATCAATAGATACTGCACCTTTGTCTAGTTTCTCGTCGTTTGATTCTTTCACAAATTGTAGTCTATTAGCTATAGTTTGCAATATCCCATTAAGCCCTGTATATCCGTTTGTAACTTTGTTTACTACACCTGTTATATAGTTTTGCCATTCAGGAGTTCCGTTCAAATTTGCCATCTTACACCTCCTCTATGACTAATTCTATGTTTTGGTTGAAACCTGCCGTTAATACAGGTGTGAACTCTTTTGTCCACATGACTGCTAATCCACTTTCATTATCTATTAGAGCAAATTCGCTTATTCTTTTGCCTATTAAATCTGCATCTGTTGTATCTGTATTTATGTTTATGAAATATTTGTAAGTGAACGCATCTATTGTGGTAACTTGCATAGTTTTTCTTTTTAGCTCATTGTGTAGTGTTGTTTCCGTACCTAGTATGACTTTTGGATCTCCTACACCATCTAATCCATCATCACCTATTGCTATATTTTGGAATTTAGCTGCATTAACTCTGTTACCTGATAGAAAATCCGCTCTTTTGGTCCTCCAAGTATTTAAATTTGCTATACTCATTTATTCTTCCCCCTCGTTTAATTTGGATTGATTGGAATGACCTATTCTATCTCTAAGAAAAAAATCTTCTGAAAAAATAAAATCATCACTTAATACAAAATCTCTCTCATTAGTCTGTGAACCGTTTATAAATCCTGTTGTTTTCTCTGATTGCATCCAAGTTGTGAACGTAGATATTAATAATCCTAAGTGTGCAGGTTTTCTTTGATTTAATATTTTAAATATATTAGCTAGATTTCTAGTTATATCGTTGCTTTCTACATAATCAATATAAATAGTTGAATTTTCAAAAGAAATACTGGGTATATAAGTTGCATATCTTGAGAATATCTTTTCTATATAAGTTTTGCTCATTTTTTCAGGATTCAATAAATTGTATATATTATGCCTTCTGTCCTCTAGTGTTTGCATTGCCTCATGTGTAACATTGAGAAATTGCTCCCAACGAATAGTTGTTGTTAAATCCATTGTAGATATTGCAAAGTTATTTCTAACTATTATGTTTTGTGCTGCTATATCGTCAAAAACTGCACCTTGAGACTTTAAAATCTCTATCATTTCGATTATTTCTTTGTAATAATCAGGTTGATAACTCTGTAATTCTTTGAAATTATCCATCTACATCACCTATTCCGTGAATGTGGTTGTTCCTACCACACCTGCATTTTCATTAGTTATTGCTACATTTACAGATCCACCATTTAAGGTAAGATTTGAATAATCTTTTATTGAATCTGAATTTATTATCAATGCACCTATGAAATTATAAGAAACTTCTTGTACATCTAGTTTTGTTACATCTTTTAAATAGCCGATTAATTTTAGTTCAAATTCATTTTTTGCATTAATTATAGTGAAACCGTCTTCTAATACGACTGTAGCTGATACATCAATATCGGTTTGTCCTGCTGTTGCTGCCGTAAATATAAGCCCTATATCTGCCAATCCTTCTCCTAACCCTAATGAGTTAGGATCTATTAACTCTTGAACTTCATCTACTAATTCAACTGATGCAGGTTGAAATGAACTGTCTAGCAATACTGCCTTAACTGTATTTGCTCCATCCCAAAGTGATAATATTCTTGCTAATCCTATTCCTTCCACTTCTTCACACCAAAATTTCACTTGAGCTTTATTGGAATTTAGTTGCGGATCCGCTATTGATTGTTTTGTTCTTTCTCTCAATATTTCATCATCTTCAATTTCAGATCCAGGGATAACTATATCACCCAGACTTGAACTAGTAAGTCCTGTTTGAGTTAATACAGGAACTAATTGTGTCCCTACACTTGCTAGATTCCCTGTAACTCCTGTTGTTTCACATTCGACATTACCGTTATCTAGTTTCACCCAATAAATATCATCTGCAAAATATCTTGTCCCTGTTCCTGGTTCTGTTCCCGTGAAAATAAATTCCCTTTCTGATTTCACTGCTGCTCTTTGTTCTACTCCAAATTGATTACAAAGTAAAGGCAAAATCGGGCTGAATGAAGTATCTAATAACCCTGCGTCCTGTGTGATTTGTAGATCTATATATTGTTGTGCAGCTAGATGCGATCCTGGAGCTAACGCGTCATATATTATTGATCCCTGTCTTGTATCTACCCCTACGGTTTGTGCCAATAAGTATTCTATTATACTAGCTTGATCTGTATTTGTTGGATAAGCCATTTTATAGTGTCACCCCCTTTATTTCACCAAAAATTGTATCTACCGTGAAAGTTACATATCCTTCATCAAATTGAAAATTAAAAGAAAAATCTCTAACTTCTGTTATCCTTTCATCATATTCTAATGCTTCTGTTATAACTCTAGTTAATTCAGCTCCTAAATATGATTCTGAACCACCTACACTCAATATATCTGAAATATCTGATCCATAATTTGTATCATATATCAAAAATACTTCCCTTGCGGTTATGATAGCTTTCTCTATGAATTGTTCTATAGCTTTAATTTCTTCTATGTTCCCTATTATTCTACCTGTAGAAAAATCTAAATTATAAGTTTTCGAAGTTTCTATTTCTGTCGTGGTATTGCTTATATTTAAGTCTATATCAGGTGATAATCCTGCCATTACTAGTACACCTCCCTGTCCATTATATAATATGAATTTGCCTGATTAAAAGCAATTACAGTCACTATATCACCAACTTTTAAATCATTATAAATTGTTATTATACCTTTATCTGTTTTTTTTATTGTGAAGTCAAAGCTGTTTATCGTTGAATCGCCCCCATTTAAAGCTAAAGGTGCTAACATATTAGCGTATAAGTGTTCATGTGTTAATGACGGCAATTCTTTAGCGGTTGCCCCTGCTAGTGTGCCGTTTTCAAAGGAAAATCCTCCACTAGTTGCCCCATTTAATATAGCTTCCATATCAAACTCTTTTGTATAGATACTTAATTTTTCAGGAATTATTACGTTTTCGGGGCCTGCTATATTTTTTTCATCTACCAAATCTACTAATTCTATTAAAGGTTTTTTCACATCATCATAATTAGCAGATGTAACTTTCATGGATAATATTTCAATTTCTCTGGGCATATTTTTGACTATCTGTTGTATCAAATTTTTCATATTACACCTCATTTGTCTCTGTTAAGTTAAGCGTCATTTCGTGATGTCCATCATCATAAGTGTGGTTATCAGAATCTACATAGAAAGCCTTTGATATTCCTAAATTAGGAATATTCAGTATAACGGCATTACCAGTTATTATGCTATCATCTCCTACGCAATTAACAGATATTTTTTTATTCAATACACTTTTTTCTTTTAATATCGCGTCTGCCAATCCTTTAGTAGCAGATGGTCTTATAAATTCTGATTGCCTTTCAAAATATTGCAATACTCCGTATTTTTGTTGGGATACTTTGTCATTCTGCACTACAGTGTGATCTAATGCACCTGCTGTAGTTATCAACTTCACTCTATTATAGAGATTAGACGCATCTTCCGAAACATTATAACCACTTAGATTATTTTCTGTTTCTATAACTAATACTTGAGCTTGATTTCTACGTTTCAAAAAGTGTACAGAACCATTAGACGCCCTTACATAGTATCTCTTATTAGTATTCTTATAAGTTATAGCCATAACCTCTACCATGATGTCATATGCACTCTTATTCTTACAAGTTAAGTTGTCGATTATATAAACGCTATTATCGATTGTGCCTGTAGACATTTCAAACCTTTCACATACTTCTTTAAAGATCTCACTAGCTGTTTTCTGCCTAAAAACAAAAGTGTCTTTATTTTTATTCAAATAAAACATCAAATCATAAGCAGTCAAATTTCTAACTCCATCATTATTTATACTGTTCTTTAATATAATTCTAATAATATCCTCATTATAACACCAACTTTTGACTAGCGTATATAGTGTAAGGTGAAGTTATTCCATTTTTAGTAGCAATATCAACCCATTTTGAACCATCACCGTATTCTTTTTGTGCAATTTTGTACAAGTTTTCACCTGATGTGACTACATGAGTTGTATTTATAGATTTTTCGCTTATTCTTATTTTGTTATTATCTAGTTGAACTACCCCATTTTTCACTGTGATTTTTCTAGGTGTTTTTTTTCTGTATTCTTTGAAAGATATCGAAAAATATATACTGTCAACATCTCCTCCCCTTTCTTCAATATTAAATTTGTCTATAGTACACAACATATTAATTAGTGTTCCTGGCATTACTAACCTTAATTTACCTTCTCTTTTCATTTTTTCAAGTAATAATACTACTAATTTTGGATTCATCATTTTTTCATACTGACACCCAATGAAGTAATACTTTGGAAAGTGTGAAGAAAAAGAAAACTCTAGTAAATTAGGGCTTTTCATTACAGTTGTGTTACCTAACCCCTCAATATTGTAAGTCTTATTATTGGCACTGTTTCCAATTTTGAAAATTTCGGGTAGCAATGGAAAAGAAAAAAATAAATTATCTTGTTTTAAAATTATACTATCAAGTATTTTCATAGCTTTTGTCACCTCCAATGTTTTATTTTTATACTATAATTATAGCACATTTATTTTTTATTATAAAATAATTGACTTATATATAATTGCGATATACAATATAGTTATAAAACATTATTATATAAAAAGGAGTTGATGATTTGAAAAATGAAATAGTAGAAGTGAAAAGAGGTAAAGTGTATTGCACCAGTTTAATGTTTGCTGAAAAGATGGAAATGTTACACGGAAATGTACTTAGAGATATAAGAGAATTAATATCTCACAACTCTGTTCAGATTAGTGAGTTTTCGGAAGAAGAGTTTGTAAACGGTAGGAATAGAAAATATAAAATGTTTGTAATGACTAAAAAAGGTTTCTTTTCTCTAATAATGAATACAAATGTTACTCCTAAAAGAAAAGAAAAACTATATAAAATACAAAACAATTTCATAGACGCATTTGAGAAAATGGAAAAATTGTTATTAAAACAGCAAACTAATGCTAAAAATGTTGAATGGTTGAAACATAGGGAACTAGGTAAAAATACTAGATTAGAACTAACAGATACTATCAAAGATTTTGTAGATTATGCAACTTCTCAAGGTTCCAAAAGTGCTAAAATGTATTATATGAATATAACTAAAATGGAATATAAGGCACTTAATTTCATCCAATTAAGTAAACCAAAATTAAGAGAAACTTTGGACACTTTGGAATTATATCAACTATTACTAGCAGAGGAGATCTGCAAGAAATCTATAAAAAGAAGTATGGATGAAGGTTTACATTATAAAGAAATATATATAATAGCAAAACAAGATATTGAAAAATATGCTAACGTAATCTTGATAAAATAGGAGGTAAAATAATGAATGGTTTTGAAATAGGTGTAGCTATATTTGTAGTTTTTATAGTTTGTGCAGTTGCTGGGAATGTCATGCAAGCTAAGAAAAAAGCTGACGAAATTAAGAAAGAAAGAGAAGAGTTTAAGGAATACAGAAAAGAAATGTTGAAGAGGAAGTAAAAAAAGGGCTATTAATAAGCCCTTTTTTTTATCTAATAATCTTGTCCATTACCATCTTCTGCGATAGATCTTTCTAAAACTTCTTTTATATCTTCCATAGCCTGTTCTTTGTTGTTTGCAGTAATGGTTCCCATGTTTTCTATAGTTATATTTACAACTTTACTGTTATCTGTAGAAGGACCTCCTCCAACTCCAGCACTTGCTAACATAGTACTTGTTTTTTCTGTGGATAACTGATCTCCAGTTTGGTTCGCATTTTCTGTATTCATTTCATTACTTAATTTTAGAGTTCCTAGTTCGCCAAAACAGTATTTTTTATACCATTAAATACATTTACGAATATTTCAGGCAATTTTTTCAATGCAACTATAATTTTTTCAAAGAAACCACTTTTAAATCCTATATACAACAATGCTATAGCTGCTGTTATTCCTAGAACTATAAGCCCAATCGGCGAAGTTATGAAAGCAAATAGTGCCATCAAACTATTTACAGTTGTCATAACTAACGTGAATGCACCACCTATCGCAACTAACGAACCAAATACGACTACCAAAGTTTCTATCAAAAATTGATTATCGCTTATGAAATTCATAACACTAGATATTGAATCATACATATTGCTGAATCCAGTTACTACAGAATCCACTATTCCAGGCACTTTTTCTAAGAATATAGCGAAAAACTCCTCTAATTTAGGCAAATTTTCCAAGAATTTGTCACCCAGTTCTGATATTGCAGGTGCTAACTTCTCCCCTAATTCTATGAACACTACTTTTGCTCTGACTTTAATATTTTGAAATAAATCACTTAGTCCGCCTTCCATTCTACTGTTTGCTGTTTCTGTTGCACCTGCTGCTTTTTCCATGTCATTCAAATTCTTTGTAAAACTTTCTGCACCTTTTCCAGTTACTGCTAATGCTGCTGCACCAGCCTCACTACTGCTGAATAGATCACTAATGCTTACGTTTAATTTATTAGATTCTTTTTCCATTACTTGCAATGCTCCTTGAACGTTCCCACCTTCTGAAATAAATTTCTTAAATGTTTTCCCAGAAAGTTCTTCAAACTTTTTAGCAGCTCCACTTCCTGATTTTGAAAGTTCTGTAAACATTGCCCTTAATTGATTTGTCGCTACCGAGGTTGGTGTACCTTGAGCTGTCATAGTTGCTAATGCTGCTGTTACATTCCCAAATTCAACTCCTAATGACGCTGCTGTAGGTATAACTTGGAATAATGAAGATGACATTTCGCTAAAACTTGTTTTACCGTTTTTTACTGCTGTAAACATAAGATCGGATACCACGGTCGCTCCTATTACCTCAGCACCATACGCATTCATAACGGATGAAATACCATCAACTGCAGTTTCTAATTCCGTGACCCCTCCTTTTGCTGCTTTTTGTGCAATTGTCAAAAAGTCAAAAACATTTTCTTTTGGTACTCCAGCGGATATTGCCTGATATAATGCTGGTATAGTATCTTCCGGAAGGACTTTCATTTTCTTACTGAACTCCAATACATCTTTTTGCATACTCCCGAAGGCTTCCTCCGACATATTAGGAAGAAGTGTCCAAACTTCACGCATACCCCGATCAAAACTAGAAAAGTCTGCTAAGGACTTGACTGCTACACCTGTAGCTACCGCTCCGATTCCTAGAAGTGCTTTTCCCGCTACTTTACCAAGATTTTTGAATGTATCAGTCACTTTGCTAGTAGCTTTAGACATAGCGTCCATTTTTTTTGATATTCTATCCCTTGCGTTGAATACTGCCGTTAAAGTTGCCATGTATTTATACCTCCTTTATATAAAAAAGAGGGACATTAAGCCCCTCTAAGTTTTTATTTCGCCTTATTGGCTGCTTTTGTTTCTTCTTTTATTATTAAATCGATTGAGGCCATCATAAAAGCTTTTTCTCTATCACTACGAGCATAATATTCATGTGGTGGCATATTTGTTCGATGCCAAGCATGATGTGCATACACCGCTTCAATATCACCCCCACTTATTAGTTTTTTGCTGCTTGAATATCATCCTCTTCATCATTCTCTTTCATTCCATTCATTACTAATATCTGATCTGAAATAGACGCATAATGAGTAGGTTTCTTAAGAACTTTTAACATTAATTCGATTGGATCTAGTAACTTTTCTTTTGCTAACCACTCTTTATTTTTGAAATCAGGGAAAATTATGCTATCTAGTATAATTGTATTTCCAAATCTTTTCTCGTCAAGTTCTTTGATATATCCTTTCCCTTTTTTCTTCTTAGATGTGTTAGCTTCTCTTATGGCTTCTATATCGCTCATTTCAAGCGGTTTAACTATCCACGGTATATTTTCACCTTTTTCATTTTTGAATAGGTCTATACCTTTAATCTCGACTTCTTCAAACTCTTTATTTAGATCCGCGTCCATGAAATAACTCATATTTCTATTAATCATAATTTACCCCTTTATTTAATTTATTTTAAGCCCATCTTACTTCGGCTGCTGAAAATGAAATCTCTTCTTGAATTTCTTCTCCCTCTGCATCCATAGCAATTAATGGTAAATCTCCTGTCATTTGTACCCCAATGAATTGAACTCTTTCCGCTCCATTACTTGTAACAAAATCAGAATCAGGATCATCCAACACTGCTTGTATATCGAACGTTGGGAACACACCAGTATTTGTGTATTCTTTTATCGCGTCCCTTATCCATGTAGTTGCTTTATATTGCGTTATAGTTCCAGTTATATCGTAGCCTATGACCTTAGTTGTCATACCTCTTTGCCCCATTACTCGCTTAGAAGTAGTTTCAAGTGCCATGTTAGCCTCTAATTTTATTAAGCTTGTTATTTCTTCCGAACCTCTAAATGCTCTACCTTCTTTAGCACTCATTCTTTTTACGTTTGGAACTGCCATTTTTTACTTCACCTCCTAACTAGTTTTCACAGTAATATAGAATTTCTCAATAGAATCAACTGGTTGAATATAAACATCAGAATACATTTCATCGCCCACTGATAAGTTTGCGTTTATATCAAAGTCATTGTCTACATCAACATTTTTCAAAGCATCTAATCCTTGTAATCTTAATAAGAAATTAACAAAGTCCTTCTTCACTAACCCGTGTCCATCAGCATTATTGTCATATTTATTAGGCTTCAATATTTCGTTAGCTCCTGTTGTTTGTACTTCGCTAAGAACTCTAATAACTCTATTTTTCTTATATGATTTATCTTTGTCACCAGTTAATACTGATAATGAATTTATATCATATTTAACTTTTGCGAATCCTTCGCTATCATAGAAAACAAACTCTCCTGCATCTATAGCAGTATCTGTTTCCGCATGAGTTAATTTTGGATAAGCTTCTTGTGCATCATCATAAATAATATCTGTCAATGATGTTGATACTGATGCAGACGCACTTGCCCCCGCTACCCAATAAGTTGCTAATTCTTTAGTTATTGTTGTGCCATCTTGTAATTTTACTCCATTGTTAATACTTATAATAGCTTCGTGATTAGCCGAATTATCCGCAGTCACTGCTATAACTTTTTTTCCTATTGTATCAAAGAAATATTTAAATTTTGTATTAATAGCTGATTTCAATGTAGCGTCTGATGTTTCAAAAGCTGCTGTATTAAATTCTAATACTTCCATTTCGTTCAGCATATCCGTATAATCTTGATTAGAATAGACAGCATTAACCCCACCTGTTAAATTTGTACCCGCTGTGTCAGCTACTGCTCCTGTACCTGTGAAATCAATATAGTCGTTTACATTTATATCTTCCACGTTTACTACTTCATCCTGTTCAAATACGATTTCAGTTCCTAAGAACACTTGGAGTAATTTCCCTGTAGTTACTGAATCAGAAATAATTATCTTGAAATCATCTCCTCTAGTTCCTACATATTTAGCGGTTGCAGTTAGTGGTGCAATTGTGACAGTTGATTTAGTCCCTCCAGTTGCAGGGATATATACATATATTTTATTTGCTTTTTTTATCGTTTCTTTAATCCCTAATAATTCAGAATCAACTAATACTTTGTATCCTAATTTTTCATATTGTCCATCAAGATCAGTATCTTCAACTAAGAAGAACTCTTTTAATGGCCCATATTTCGCCCCTATTAATGGCATTACTACCGTACCTCTCTCTGATAATGAAACCTTCGATTCTGCTTCACTTTCGAAATTAAAATACGCTCCTGGTTGTTTCTTACTCACTCCTGGTGTAAAATTTCCAGCCATTTATTATTCCGCCTCCTTGTTTAACCAAGTTTTTATAATATTTTTTACTTCTGTTTTAGTAAACTCTCCTGTTTTTCCACACATAGCTGCATCAAAAATAAAATCATCTACATTAAATAACTTTTTACTGTTTTCTCTTAATCTTTCGATAGAGAATTTTGGTGTACTCGCCATTTTATACCTCCTGTTTTATGTTATAATCCACAAAGAAATTAATGATTTTCTCCTGAACTTCTACATTATATTTATATGATGAATACCAAGTTATATAAACTTGACATACACCTTCATCAACCTTGGAAACTTCTATAGTTCTTATAGTTAAATTCTTTCCATATTCTGTTCCATCTGAATTATATAGTTTAATTTTGTATCTATTTTTTTTAATAATTTCTGCTATCTCTATACTTTTATTATACGATATAGATGTTTTTCCGTCAAACATCTTGATATACCATGAGTATGAATCTTTGTATGTTGTCATACTATCAGTTTTGGAGGAAACAGTAATTGTAGGGAAATATATACACGGTCTTTCAAAATCTTTTGGTACTTCATCATAAAAAGCTTTTACATTGTTATTTTCCAGAAATAACTTTGCAATACTTCCTGTTTCTATAGATAGATCCATATACACCTCCTAAATTATTTTATCCATCCACTTTTGTAGATTTTTTTCTAAACTTTTGCCAAATATAGGTTCAAATGCTTCAATAGCACTTTCCCAATAATGCCTACCTTCTATCCACTGCCTCTTTAATATCATCCCAGTTTTTGCACTTTTTTGATATTCAAATCTATCGCCTTTCCATTCTCCAGGTACAAATCTTTGAGCCACCCCTTCTTTGGTTGTCCAATGCCCATCATTGACCATTTTCGCATAACTTAAATTTGTACCAACTTCTAGTGATAATCCTTTATCTTTAGATTCCCATATACCACCTTCACCGCCTTTATCAAACGAATTAAGCAATAACCTAGTGTCTACTATACCTTTCTTGATTATTTCGTCTTGTATCAAGTCAAGTAACTCAAAACCTAAAGCCTCGAACCATAATTTTATTTCTTTCGAAAGATCTTTTTCTTTTCCCGCTCTTTCTAATTTCCTAAAGAATTTTTGGAACTCTCGGTCATCTATTTCAAAATCACTAGCCATTATAAACTCACCTGCTTAGAAGTTCTATATAATGTTATTTTCAAGTGATGATCCCTAACGTTTATTACGTCTTCTACAGTGAATTCTCTATCATTTTCTTTGTTTATAACTTTGTCGCCAACTACAACATTTTCATTAATCCCCATCACCAAAGTTTGACTAATCACTAATTTATTTTCAGATTCACTTTGACTTAATGATGTATTTTTTGAATCTGTTTTAAAATGACATTTTATATCTGTTTGACTCGCTATAGTTTCATATTTGTATAGATTTTCTTCTTGTCCCCACCCTTTACTCTCACTAGTTTTCACATATTTATATATATCACACGTATGATTGAAAAAATCAGAAATAGCCATCTAAACCACTCTCATTTTGAAGATAATTTGTTTTCCACTTACATCCTCTTCTAAGATATACTGCTTAATTAGTGAATTCACATCAGGGATAGTTACTTTTGCAGAATCAAACTTGTCATATTCATAATCATCAAAACTTTCGCTTTTATATTGCCCTGCATTTGCAAAGTCTGAATTTGCTCCATAATATTCAGACCATTTTATTAAGAAAATCCTTATATTTTCGGGTAGTGGACTAAATATAACGTCGTTACTAGTTCGCCCTGTAGCTTCGAATAGCTTTGATTCGGCTTGTAGTATATCAATTGTTAATTGTGCATCTGTACGGTCAATTACAGACTGTATAGTTGTATAATCTCTTATTTCTTGTGGTTGAACTAACATAAATTACCACCTCTATTTTTTTGGTTTCTTTTTATTTTCTTTAATCTCTACAAATTTTTTCAACATATCTTTAGGTATAATTTTTTCATCATAAATAACATCTTTGTAAAAAAATATACAGTCTGATGTCATTAGAACATCCAAATCTTTTAATTTATACATTTTCTTCCCTCCTAACTAATTTTTAAAAAGAGCCTACAATCTTGTAGAAAGTAAGCTCTTTTAAGTTATTTTATAAGTTATCTCCGATCATGTATGCCACCGCGTTTACTTCCTTAACAATCACATCTAAGTAAGCATGAATGATATGGTAAGTAGAATCTCTTTTAGCTGCTTCTGCTCCATCACCAGTTCTAGTATACTTAACATCCATTGTCATGATAGGAACTAAGTTCTTTCTAGGAGTTAAGGCCACGAATCCTGATTGCATACTTGCGACTATTTCAATGTCATATCCTGCCAGTTTAGTAATTTTTCCATCTTGCATTACTGCATCCCCATAACCTGTGGCTCTTGCGGAAACTAGTGCCATTAATTTATCATGAACTTTTCTAGTTATGAACCAAGCTATATCATCTGCAAAGTTGTTTTTGTACTCTTCAGGTAATAACTGCACATGGTTCACAAATTGAGTTAATGTAAGTGCTGCTGCTCCTAAATCAGTTTCATTTGTAGAAGTTTTCATTTTCTTAACAAATCCATCTAAGATAGTTAAGAAGGCTGCATCTCCACTTGTATCTGTTGTATCTCCATTAAATGCCAAGTCTTGCAAATCCATAGCGAATTGTTTTTGCAACATTTGAATGATCAGAGTTTCTAAATCTGTTGTATTTGAAATACCTGTTTGAGTTGCAATATTATTTGCTTCTCTCACTGCATTGTAGAATACATCATCGTTCTTGATCCATTCATCCCAAAATACTTTTTTAACTGCATAAGCAATTTGTCTTTTTGTTATTCCTGTTACACCAGTTGGATTACCGCTAGTATCATCTGCGATTCTAATTTTTCTCTTACCTATTGTCAGTGCGTCAATATTTCCTGCTGATGAAGATTTAATCATTGGCATTAATTTTGATAATGTTTCTGCGTTCCCTATTGTGTCCACTAAGAATCCATAAGCATCATTTTGTGGAAAAGCTATATTTAATGATTTTGCTAGATCTGTTCTTATTGTTTCGATGTTAATGTCTGTATTCGCGTTCATTTATTTCCCCCTTTATTTATCTGAAATTTTTCATATATGATGGTGTGTTAGCTTTGACTATCGGATCAACTTCTACAGTTGTTTGCGTAGTTCCTGTGGTAGATTTTTTCAAAGTTTCGATTTCTTCATTAGCTGTATCAAGTTGTTTTTTCAAATCTTCATTAGCTGTTTGTAACGGTTTAACCGCTTCTACAACGATATTTTTCATAACTTCCGCTGTCATTTCTTCCGTTTTTACAACAGGTTCTTCTACTTTCATAGCATCCACTAGTGCATTTTTTACAATTTCTTTTACTTCTGCTTCATTCATTCTTTCGCCCTCCTTATTTTTTTTAATACTTTTAATGATATCTTCACTTTTGAATCCTTCTGAAACTTGCACCGCTATTTCAGCAAATTCTTTTAGCAATTCTGATATTTTTCCGTCATCACCATTCCAATTAGCATTCCAAACCATATCATCTAATTTCCAATACACTACCCTTAGAGTTCCTAATGCTATTTCTGATTTTGACTTATCCGCTAATTCTCCTTTTTCAACTTTGAAAAAATTAACCATTTTCTTGATTATCCCCATATCTTCTTTTGTAATCTGTCCAGACACTTGCCCACCTCCTGCTTTCTCAATGATTTCTCCAGTCCCTCCCATTGAAAGACCAGTAATTTCACCATTTTCTATCTTCTCCCAAATTTCATCATCTAGTATTCTAACTTTCATCATCCAAGTCCCCTTGGTTATTGTTTCGCCGAACATTTCCATGTCATCTTGAGCCACGAATGATTGGGCTACTAGTAAGCCTTCTTCTGCTTTGAACGAATGTTGATTATCTATTCCGCTTTCTTCTACTTTTTTCAAGTTTTCCAAAAACTTATCCGCTGCCTTTTCTATTTCTTTTGCGGTCATTTTTTCACCATGTGCATCTTCTATATTAGGCTCATACACTGGCGACCACACAAAATGTTCTTCACCTTCCGTGACTGCTTTAGCGATTTTCACTTGTATTTCTATACTATTCTCTGCTTTTGCAATGTAAAACTTTTTCTTATTAGCCGCTGTATCTACCAACGATACATGGGTTATATTTGCGTTTTCTATGAACTTTGCCATCTAATTATCACCCCCAAAATAGTTCATTATTTATATTATTTGAAATGATTAATTGGTTTTGTAATTTGTTTTTTTCTTCTAAAGTCAAACCTAATATTTCAGGATCTACTACTGCCGAATGAGTACAATGGCACAATACCCTCTGTTTTGCCGATAAGCTTGTATCCCTAGGATATAAAGCTAACTCTCCACCCACATTAAAGTATTTACCTTTTCCTACAATAACACCGTCTACCGCTACATGGTCTGCTCTAGGTTCATTCTTAGCACGCCCACTATGTTTCCATTTCTTCCCAGTAACTGCTGGAGATTGATTGAAAGCTTCTTCTTTTGAAACAGAGTGTGCTGTTAATATTTCTGTTATTGCAGTTGTTCTTGCTCTAGTGCTACTAAACCCGTATGAATCTTCTAACATCTCTCTAGTTTCTTGAATGCTTAATCCTTCTTTCAAAGTTTTTTTAAGTATCCTATCAATTTCATTATGAGAAGTTAATCCCATAATATCCCCTAATTCCTCTGCCCAACTATTAATCCAATTAGTAGTTTTATCTGTAGCGAAATTAAAAGCCATTTGTTTGTCAATTTGCTTAATATACAACTCTGTAAATTCTGCAATAAAGTCCGTTAAATGTTCCTTTGTTACCTTGGCCATTCCGACTTTGAATAGATCATCTGTTTTGGCATTGTTTAATTTCGCTACAAGATTAGGTATTGAATCATCATTATCAAACTCTTTAAGGAAATGTTTTCTTTCTTCATCTAGTAATTTTGTTACATCGTCGTCAAATTCATTTATTTTTTTAACGGTTTCTTTAGGATCTACAAAATTAGCTTTCTCTAATTCATCTTCTAAATCTTCATTAGCTTTTCTAATCAGATTTTCAATTGAAATTAAAACATCACACATCTCGTCCCCCCCTTAAAATAAATAAACTTAACTTAATAATATTATAAGCTATGTTCCTTTAAAAATCAAATATCTAAAAAAATAATCATCTGTTATTTGTGTTCTAAGGCACTTTGTTTTTTAATTGGTATATTTTTATTTATTATCACCTCCCTTCTTATTTTATTGCCTAGGTCGCCTAATTTTGCAACGACCTAAACAAATTTAAATTTGTTCTGGCGAATCATAATTTGCAGTGTGCTTATACACATCGTATTCTGCGAAAATGTTGACTAATTTATTCTCATAATCGTTTTCTAATTCTTCTGTTGTAATATCCACTTGCTTAACAATTTCTTTTGTTTCTCTATTTCTGAATGTAAACATTTTGTACCTCCTAATTTTATATTTCTGTATTTTTTCTAACAAATTATAACTGTTGCAGTGTCGGATAAGCATATTCAAACATGTCGATAGTTTTTTGTTGTATAGTTAAATCTTACACATTACCCCCATGTTTACGTTTAAAATGCTGTAGCGTGTTATCACACACTAGATCAAATGACAAAAACGGAGCGAAACCCGATGCTGCTGTTCGAATAAGTACGAACGTTGACCAAGTTCAACGCGAACACCCCAGTGCTCGAAGTGTTGTCCCATGCGCCACCACGGAGCGGCATTCTTTCGCCTCCCGTGTTGATATAAGCCCTATCCCCTCCTGCATTTCCAGATGGTGCTAATGTAAGTGCCTTCAAAATCGCAGGAATAACAATCCCGCTTTCTTCTAATAGATCTTTGAAAGCTACGTTTTCA